GCGCCGTAACTAGCCGTTTATTTAGAGTTTTTGAGCCTGCAGGGTTAGCCCTTTGAATTGATTGTGGAAGGGCTTAAAATCGCCTTTTTACCCGCATCATTTGCAAACATTTTTTCTACGCTATGGGTTGGTCCGGTAGCCCATAACCTCGCTTTTTTATTTACGGCCATAATTAAGTGTGCAGTTTTAGGCGCTATATATTCTGAAACGTAAACAGGATCTTTTTGATCCATTACCCACTCCCAAAACTTATCGTGATCAAAAACATTTAAATATCCTTTCACACCTCTGTAGGGTGGATCGCAATAAATTACCGAGTTCGGTTTTATTTTTACTTTTTCGTAACTCAAAGCCGAAAAATTTAACCGCTCCAAATTCTCCAAATACTGCAACCTCTCTAATTGCTCCAATTGCTGCAATTGCTGCAATCGCTGCAAATACTGCAACCTCTCTAATTGCTCCATCCGAACGGTTTGTCTCACGAAGGATCGTCTTGCTTTTATCGAGGAGTCTTTTGGGAAAGTAGATATTCCCAATGCCTGTATAGATACATCGTCAAAAATATTAAAAACTACAGCGTTATGTAGAGAATGTTTATAGGATTCTATGTGTTTCCCAAATAAATAGTCCCTCTGATTATTCCCAAAACTCCAAATAATTCTCGTGTAAGGGCATGTATCTTTATCTCTGAAAAACTCTTGTCTCGTAATAAAATTAGGCTTAAAAACATTGTAATTATACTTACCATCTATGGCGGCTTTTATTAATTCAATATTCCCAGATTGTAGCTCGTTAAAATGAAAATGCTTGTAGTTATTTCTTCTATGTAAAAGCATGAAATGAGTGATTGAGAATCCACCACCGAATAGGTCATAGAAATTATCCGCCTTGGGAAAAATGCTGCATATTTTATGGGCTATGGAACTTTTAGATCCCATATATGGAATGCCGTAATTATCCATTTACCAGCACGCCGCAGTTTGGACATTTTATTAGTTGAGAGTCTTTTTCTTTTGGATCAGATCTTGGTTCTGGTTCATCTATAAAATCAGGATCTATAGTTATATTCAAAGCCGCAATCTCCGGGAGATTGAAACCTATTAACTCTAAATTTAATTCTGGGACACTTTTTATAAAATTACTTAAGTTATTCCATTCTCCGCCGTGTTTATTTGCAGCAATAAGAGCTTCGGTTTCCCATAGCTCATCGGCTTCAACTTCGCGGTATTTAAATCTTTCACCTTCTATTAGTACGTGACCTTCTGCCACCGTTTTACAGGGCGTAATATTAAATGACCTATCTATTTTTATTTCTGCATCTCCGGGCAATACTTTAGATCGCTGATGGCCGCCGATTAGCCTTTTAGTCGTTCGGTTAAATACAAAGCCCGATAAGTCGCCGTATTTTAAAAGCGAGGCTTTTAGTGACATTAATTTTTCTTCTGTTATTTTTCTAGGGTTTCTTGGATTTGGATTTAGATCTTTAATTTTCATAAGACAAATATAGGGGATAGCTACCGCAAATGCTATTATGGATTTATGCCGTCATTCAAAAAAGTTAAAAAAGGGATGCAAGTTACTAAATGTAACCAAGATGTTATTGATTCAATCGTAAATACTTTACGTCTCGGATCATATATTGAAACTGCCGTAGCCATAGCGGGAATAACTAAAAAAACTTTTTATAATTGGATGACTTACTCTCATGAAGATCATTTTCACTATAAACCTATTTATGCCACGCTGCGACACGCGGTGGAAAAAGCACAAGAGGAAGCCGTTGTCCGTGATTTACACAATATTGATAAATGCGCCATGGGAAACGAGGTCGAATACATGCGCGACAAAACAGGTGGACTAGTTTTCAATGAAAAAGGGAATCCAATAGTATTAAAACCCGGTTCTCCGAGAGATTGGTCTGCTAGTGCATGGCGTTTATCTCGAAGGCATCCTAAGAATTGGAGCGCCACGGAAAAAGTTGAGCATAGCGGAGAGTCGACTAGTACTCAGGTTGTTGTGATAATCCCGGACAATGGTAAACAAATAAAAAATGATAGCTAATTAATAATGCTAAAAATAGAAATCAAAGCACAATCGGGGCCCCAAACTGATTTCCTTGAATCTAGAAGTGACATAGCTTTTTACGGTGGAGCTGCAGGCGGCGGCAAATCTTACGCATTACTTCTTGAGCCTCTTAGACATTATCGCAACGCAAAGTTTGGCGGGGTAATTTTTAGAAGAAATAGCGTTCAAGTCAGAAATGAAGGCGGCTTGTGGGACGAATCCCTTAATTTATATTCTCAAATAAAAGGGCATCCAAGAGAGGCATATTTAGAGTGGGAATTCCCAAGCGGAATGAGAATGAAGTTTGCCCATTTAGAAAATGAAAAAACCGTTTACGATTGGCAGGGCTCGCAAATACCATTTATCGGTTTTGATGAATTAACGCATTTCACCGAAAAACAATTCTGGTATATGATTTCTCGTAACCGCTCTTTGTCCGGGGTACCGGGATACATTAGGGCCACGTGTAATCCTGACTCCGATAGTTGGGTTAGAAAATTAATAGATTGGTGGATAGATCAAGACGGTTTCCCTATTAAAAGTAGGTCCGGAATATTGAGATGGTTCATCAGAAATAATGACGAGTTAATATGGGCCGATAGCAGGCAAGAATTAATAGATAAATACGGCGAGATTCAAAAACCTAAATCATTGACCTTCATTCCCTCTTCAGTTCACGATAATAAAATTCTAATGGAAAAAGACCCTGCCTACCTATCGAATCTAATGGCGCTTTCTCGCGTTGATAGAATGAGACTATTAGAGGGTAATTGGAATGTTAGGCCGTCGTCCGGAATGTATTTTAAGAGAGAATGGTTTCAAGTAATTGACGCGCTTCCCGCAAATGTCCTTTCTAAAATTAGATATTGGGATAGGGCGGCAACGCAGAGAAGTGATGCTAACCCCGATCCGGATTGGACAGTAGGACTACTACTTTATAAAATGACCGATGGTACGTATGTAGTTGGCGACATTAGACGCATGCAGGGCTCGCCCTTGGAAGTTGAAAGAATGGTAAAAAATACGGCTAGCTTTGACAGTTATTCAACTACGATTGGGATAGAACAAGATCCGGGTAGCAGCGGAAAAGCTGACGCTGAAAATTATGTTAGATTGCTTGCCGGATATGATATCAGGGTAAAAGTTCCAACTAAAGACAAAGAAACTAGGGCGCGGCCCGTTTCGGCGCAGTGCGAAGTCGGAAATGTAAAAGTTTTAAGGTGCATATGGAATGATTCTTTTTTTAACGAAATTGAAAATTTTCCAGAAGGCGGACATGATGATCAAGTTGATGCATTATCGGGCAGCTTTAACGAATTATGCGGATCGGTAAGTATTTTTGATGTCTTATAAAAAATAAAATGTAATATAAACCAAACTATGAAGAAAAAAATACCTGTAAAATCTACAAGAAAAAAACCCGCAGTAGAAAATTCAAAAGAATTTGTTTCGAATACTCTATCTGAAGCGTTATTCGGTTTTAACCCGCTCGGAAGTAATGGATCTGTTGGCACATCACTAAATCAAACGTCAACACTTTGGATAAATAACAGGTGGTACCTAGTTTCCAACATGCGGCAGCTCTTATCGGAGAGTTACGTTGAACACGGTTTGATTCAGACCGTAGTCGATGTCCCCGTAGATGACGGTTTTAGGGGCGGCATTGACATTGTTACAAAGGAATTAGATCCAGAAGAAATTGAAGAACTAAAAAATAAAATGGAGCGTGAGGCGGACCTTACAAAATGCTCGCAAGCCCTAAAATGGAATAGATTATTTGGCGGGGCAGGCGTTCTGATAATGACGGATCAGGATTCGGAAACTCCACTAGACATAACCGCTATAAATGAAAAAACGCCGCTTGAATTTAGATCGGTCGATCTGTGGGAACTATTTTGGGACGCTCAAAATACCCAAGGCTACAACGCGGAAGTACAGCAAGAAACATATGAATTTTATTCCTACTACGGAACGAAGGTACACAAATCAAGGGTAATGAAAATGGTAGGCATTGAAGCGCCAAGTTTCATTCGCCCACGCCTTCGCGGTTGGGGTACTTCCGTTGTAGAAGTCATGATCAATTCAATCAATCAATATCTTAAAACTAATAATTTAGTTTTTGAAGTCTTGGACGAATTCAAGGTCGATACTTATAAGCTGAAAAATTTAGTTAATACGTTGATGGGCGGTCAAGCGGGCGCACGAAAAATTCATGAGCGCATTCAATTAGCTAATCAGCAAAAAAACTATCAGCATGCAATTGTTTTAGATAGTGAGGATGATTTCATCCAAAAAGAATTATCCTTCGCCGGGATCTCTGAAACTATGACGAGTATCAGAATGCAGATTGCCTCTGATTTAAGAATGCCTCTTACTAAAGTATTTGGCATTAGTGCTGCGGGCTTTTCTAGCGGTCAAGATGACATTGAGAACTATAACTCAATGGTTGAGTCGCAGGTTAGGCAAAAATCTAAATTCGATATATTGCAAATGGTTCAGCTTAGATGCCAACAAATGTTTGGATTTATTCCTGAAGACATAAAAATAGAATTCAAACCGTTGCGCGTGCTATCCGCTGAACAAGAAGAAAATGTAAAGACATCTCAATTCGGTAGAACCTTTCAGGCATTCACGGCAGGACTAATTTCGGTTAAAGAATTCAAAGACGCCTGCAACAAGGCAAGCTTGCTACCTATTCAGCTAGACAGTTCTATTGAAACGCTTAATACTGATATAAATGAAATCGGAAGCGATATAGGCGCGAATGAGCCGGATACTAAAGAGATCCCACTTTCAAAAAGTGAATCTCCCAAACCGAAAGACGCAGACGTATGATGAGTGAGCAGGAAAAAATTGCGATAAGATTATTCAGGGCGTTTCATGATGAAAATGAAGGTGGCGTAAAATCTAAGTATATTTACACTTGGAAGGACTGCGCTCCTGAATTCAAAAAGAGATGGTTAGCAGCTGCAAGAATGGCCGAGCTTTGTTTAAAAGGGGAAATAAAATGAAATGGACTATTGGCGTAACTTTAAGAGAAATTGAAAAAGAAATAATTAAATATGCAATTAGATTTTACGACGGAGATCGTTCAAAATGTGCAAGTAGTCTTGGAATTAGTGACTTCGAACTAGCGGCCAAACTTAAGATTTACGAAATCGAAGGAAACGACAGAGGACACGGCAAAGAGCACGGCAAAGAAACCGGCAAAGAAGGTGAAATAATTGTGCCTTTGCGTGAATCAAAAGAAGTTCAAGAGGCGCCTCAAAAGCACGTTGCCAAGGGTAAGAATAGATGAGGGTAGTTGATTTAATTAACCAACTAAGTCTCCTTCCTCCTGATACGTGCATCTTTACAGCGGGTATGGAAGGCATTTTTCCTGCCGAGGGCGGGAATTTATACCCGTTAAAAATATTCGAAACAAGATTCGGTTTAGGCTTATACATTGACGACGGCCTTGGGGACCATTCCCACGTTAGCGAGCAATGGATATCATTAGATGAATATACGAAGCCATGCGAACACGAGAAATAAAACCTATCCCAGAGCGCCCAAGCGATTACGATGAATTAGAGAAAATCATCTCAGAATATTTTAGGGATGAGATTTATTTGCCGCTTATAGTCGAGCTTAGTTTACCTAAAAAAACTCTTAAGAATTCTAGTGACTATTTAGCGGAGGCAATCCGTTGTGGACGCGTTACCTTTAATAAGGGACAATTCAGAGGCCGATTCAATTCCATTATAAGTAAAGAGTTGAGAAAGCTCGGTGCCGAGTGGGATCGAAAGCAATTGTCGTTTCGTATCCCGCTCGGTTCTTTACCTGTAGAGCTAAGAAATGCAATCTCAATGAGTAGTTCTGCGTTTGAACAAGTATTGGAAAAAATATTACGGAAAATTGAAAAAGTCATCCCCGATAAGCTTATCGAAAAGTTGAGAATGACCTCTTTTTTCGACAAAGCACTATTTAAAACTCAAAAAAATATAAACGAAACGCTTAAATCAATGACCGTTCAGGCGCAGCTAAGCGATAAGGGACGGCTTAAGATTGCCGAAGAGTATACGAATACCACGCAGCTATATATAAAAAATTTCACTAAAAAGCAGACCGTTGAGCTGAGAAAAAACATCGAAAAAAGGGTTTTTAACGGTGATCGATACGAAGGCATAGCTAAGGAGATTCAAAAAAGCTATGGGGTAAGTCAACGCAAAGCAAAGTTCCTTGCACGGCAAGAGACCTCAATTCTTATGAGCACTTTTAAAGAAACTAGGTACCGTGAATCGGGTAGCGATGAGTATAGATGGCAGTGCGTTAGGAATCCCAAAGACGCTAGCCCTGACAAGCACGTTCTCGGCAATGTCCGTTACTACCATGGATTAAACGACGGGAAAATTTTTAGGTGGGATAGTCCCCCGATAATTAATAAAAAAGGGGAGAGAAAGAATCCTGGAATGGACTATGAGTGCAGATGCGTAGCTAGACCACTTGTAAAATTTTAAAATATGATACACTATCAGTTATTCCAATGAAAATTAAAAACGCCTCATCTCAGCCCGCACAGATATTCTACGGTTTGCATTTTTGCCCCGGCGTGGCTCAATATGATGAGCCGGGAAAAGAATCATACAAAATATTTTTAAATGAATCGACCATCAAAAAGATGGATAAAACTTTTCAGGGCAAACCTTTATACGTGCATCATGTAGACGAAGTTAATTTAGACAAGCTGCAAGATGCGGACGGTTTTGTAATTGAAAGTTTTTATAATAAGTCGGACGGTAAGCACTGGGCAAAATTTATTGTAATTTCTGACGATGCCCATAAGGCAATTAAAAATGGGTGGAGACTTTCCAACGCATACATTCCAACTTCCTTTGCACAGGGCGGCTTATGGAATGGGGTTGAATATCAGAAAGAAGTAATGGATGGTGAGTACGAGCATCTTGCACTAGTTCCAAATCCCAGATATGATGAATCAATAATCCTTACCCCTGAAAAATTTAAAGAATATAACTTGCAAAAAGAAACAGAATTGTTGAGAATTGCAAATTCCAATGGAGAAAAATCAATGTTTAAAATATTTAAAAAAGAAAAAGTAGAAAATTCTGCCGACTTAGAAGCCATGAGCGTCACTCTTCCATCCTCTAAAAAGGATATGACGATTTCTGAATGTATTAGTTTAGCAGACAAAGTTATCAACATGAATGGCTATGCAAATGGCGATCATATGGTAAAAGTTGGCGAAGAAGAAATGTCTGTAAATGATTTAGTTTCTAAACATATGGGCATGTGCAAAAACATGGCTGATGAGGAAGAAAAAAAGAAGAATGCTGACGTTGCGGCAGACGCAGACGAAAAAGAGAAAAAAGAAAAAGAATCAGCCGACAAAACAGAGAATGAAAAAGACGAAGAGAAAAAAGAAAACGAAGAAGAAGATAAAAAAGAAGTAAAGAATTCTCATTTTGATAAGTTGAGAAATGCCCCGCTCAAGGCAATTAAAAAAGATGAGCAATACATTTACGTCGACGAAACCGCTAAAGGCAAAAATCTTTACGGTTCAGGAAAATAATTTAATTCAAAGGAGAATATAAAAATGGCAACAACAGCAGGTGCTTTATCCCAAGTTTCAGTTTCCGATACCGTGTCTAGTGTATTAAGTGCAGTAGCAACGGGCGGAACGGCCCCTTATACGTATCAATGGTATCGTTCCACAACAACAGGGTTTGCAGCGGGTGCTGGTAATCTTGTTTCAGGAGCTACATCTCTTTCTTTAAGCGATAGTGGACTTACACCCGGTACGAATTATTTTTATAAAGTAATCGCGACCGATGACGGTTCAGTAGCTGGAACCTCTTCTCAGCTCGCCGTGAGTACCGTTGCTGCGGTTAGTTCTCAGAACACTTTTGGAATGTCCCCAATCTTAGGTCAAAATGATTTGAGATTTAACGGGAATACTCTTGAATGCCAATTTGACCCTGCCGGTTCGGGTACTCTTGTTGCCGGTCAAGCCGTGAAATGGTCTACGGTTTCAGGCGGAGTTCCTAAAGTAGTTCCTTCGACGGCTACTTCGGATGTCTGCGCAGGTTTTGTAAACTACAATATCAAAAATGCATCGTATGTTGCAGGTGATCAACTGCAAATCTCCATGAGTGGAAATGTAATTTACGCATACGCTGCACTTGCAGTAAGCAGAGGACAGCAACTAACCTCTCTGCCATCGGGAGTTTCCGGTGGTACAGTAGGTGGAGTTATTCCCGTAACCGGAAGTTCTGGCCTACCAATCGTAGGATGGGCGCTTGACAGTGCAGTCATCGGTTCTCTAATGAGAGTCTTTGTGCAGACGCCATCTTACAGACTTGATTCTTAATTTTAAAACTTAACTAGGAGAAAAACTAAAATGAAAATTTTAAATGCAGCGGGTAAAGAAGTTGTACTAACTGAGCGCGAGAAAAAAGTTGCGGAGTTCAATCAACGTCATTGCAACGCTCTTGGGTATGATATTCCCATTACGTCGCTTACAACTATTTCAAAAATGATTTCTGAGCAGAAATTTTTTGAAATTGCACCCGCCGATTACCTCCCTGTAAAAGTTGGAGAGGGCGCATGGTCACAACAAATTACTTTTTACCGCTCTTTTAACGAAGCTGATGATTTCGCAACAGGCGTTATCAGTACCGGAGCTAACAATGCCCGCCTTGCAACAGCAGACGCCGGAGTTGACGCTCTGAATATCAACGTAAAAAACTGGACTAAATCTACTGGGTGGACGTTGTTTGATTTAGAATTCGCCGCACGCTCAGGAAACTGGGATATTGTTACCGCGAAAGAGCGTACCAGAAAGAAAAACTGGGATTTGGGAATTCAAAGGACTGCTTTCTTGGGACTTCCGGGAAGTTCTGATGTAAAAGGACTCTTGAATCAATCGGGCGTTACAGCTAACACATCTTTAATTACTGAACCAATCAGTAATTTAGTTGATACCCCGGCTGACTTAAGCGCTGTAATTAAAGGGTTGTTGACTACCTACCGCGCTAACTGCCAGTTCACCGCGTGGCCAACGCATTTCATTATGCCTGAATCTGATTTCTTGGGAATGGCTACTCCTTCTAGTCCATCATTCCCTTTGAAATCAATCATGCAGCTAATGCTTGAAACATTCCAAGTCATGACGGGTAATGCAAACTTTAAAATCCTTCCGCTGCGCTATGCTGATTTCGCAAGCAGCTCGGGAGTTTTAAGTAAGCAAACCTACACTCTTTTAAACTATGATCCAGAATCTCTCGTAATGAATATCCCGGTTCAATACACGAATACTTTAGCAAACAGCTTGGATAATTTTAGTTTCCAAAATGCTGCTTACGGTCAATTTACCGGGGTTCTTGCTCAACGTCCCGCTGAATTACTGTATTTTCAGTATTAATATTTTTGGGGTAAGCTAGTGATTAGGTGGGCTTGGGGAATATCTCCAAGCCCATTTTTTTAGAGGCGATAGATGGCATATATAAATCCTACAGTCTCAGAGTTTAAAACATTCTTTAGTCGAGACTTTCCTTTCGGTAGTACTGATGCATCGGTTATGGATTCAGACATTGATAGAGCGCAGTTACAGTCATCAGCTTTTATTAACGAAGAATTATTCTGCACGCAGGAAGCCTACACTTTAGGTTTTGAGTATTTGACCGCCCACTTCATGGTAATGAATTTAAGGGCATCGTCCCAAGGAATTAACGGTCAATATTCTTGGCTTCAATCTAGCAAATCGGTTGGTTCCGTTTCTGAAGGGCTTAGCATTCCAGACCGTATAATGCAGAATCCCCAGTTTGCAATGATTTCAAAAACAAATTATGGAGCGGAATTTTTATTCATGATCATGCCCATGCTATGCGGGCAAGTGATGGTTTTATCATCCTATACAAATCCATGAGTGACACTATTGAATATAAAGACCACGGACTAAAGAATTTAATAGCCGCGCTTAAGAATAAAATACCTGTCGCAAAGGTAGGCGTGCTTGCAGGTAAAAACAATAGAAAAGACGACGGAACAAATGCATCTATCGGTTACAAACACGAATTCGGAAAAGATGGAATGCCTCAACGTTCTTTTTTGAGAGTTCCGCTTGTAGATAACCTTCAAAAGTTTTTAAATAAATCAAATGCCTTTACGGAAGAGGTGCTATTAAAAGTTATCGACGAGAAATCCCTTACTGAATGGGTTATAAAAATGGGCCACGTGGGAGAAAATGTAGTAGCGGAAGCGTTTCATAGTACAGGGTTTGGAAAGTGGAAAAAGTCTAATATGTCATTCAAAAAGGTAAAACAGACCTTGGTTGAAACTCAGCAATTACGCAATTCAATTTCGAGTGAGGTTAAATGAGTATTCCTATTCAAAACGCCAAAGACGTTTTACTAACTCATAATTCTGGAACGGTACCAGATATGAGTGATGCGCTTTTGAATTGGTTTCAGCCGATGACATTTACTCAAATAGCAAAGTCGGTTGTAAATTTTCAGGTAGTTGAGACTAAAATAGACACGGCATTCTTGGGTGTGTGGCAACCCGCAGGCCCTAAAAATTTAGAGATGAAGGATATAGGCCAAAGGCAATGGAGTCATTTTACACTTCATTCAAATATTAATTTAAAGCTTTTTCCTGATGAAATTGTCCAGTACAGAAGTCAAAATTATAGAGTGATGGGCCAAACCGATTACAGTCTTTACGGGTATGTAGAGTATCAACTAGTTCAGGACTATATGGACAATCAGCAACTTTCTACAGAGAATGGATTCGGCATTATCACTGAAGGCGGAGACCCAATTACAACATGAATTTAATTGCGGGCACATTTGCTTTATCACCGAATAATCAAACACAGTTTCTTGCGTCCAACGGGACGCCACCGTATGTTTATTCGGTTTTGCCCGGAGGCGCAGGTGGTACTATTGATTCTTCTAGCGGTGCATACGTGGCGCCGGAAATCACGGGTGAGGACGTAGTAATTGCTACCGATTCATTGGGAGATGAAATCTCTGAGGTGATGACCGTAGGAAACTCGATGCAATTATTTTGCGATGTAATACGTCGAGAAATGGAATTATCCAGAGGCAGGGTTTTGTTGTGGGACCAGAAATTTCCTATCCCAACGGATTATGATTTATACATAGCTGTTTCAAATCTAACGTGCAAACCGTTTGGCAGCTCAAATAAGATGAATAGCTTTGGCGAATCAGTTCAATCGGTAAATATGCACGCGACACTAAGCGTCGATATTTATAGCAGGGGCCCCGCGGCGAGAGACCGTAAAGAAGAGATTATTTTGGCGCTTATGAGCGATTATTCAGAGAGCCAACAAGAAATAAATTCCTTTTATATAGCTCCTCTTTCCGGTATTTTCGTTAACCTTTCCCAAGTGGACGGCGCGGCTATTCCGTATCGGTTTAACATTTCTGTAGCTATTCAATATTTCGTTACAAATACTAAGGCGGTACGTTATTATGAGAACTTCCAAAACTCAGAGGTAACGACAGGCCCTTGAAATTTTGTTACAATAAAAATAACCAATAGGAGTTTTAAAAATGGCTGAACTATCTTTAGATAATATTATCAATGTGTCTGTCAGTGCAGCACAGAGCGGCGCGGGTGAATATAACACAAGTAACTTGGCAGTATTTACCGCCGAGCCTTACGGCGCGGGTTTCGGAGCGTTAGGATATAAAATTTATTTAGGCCCCACTGAAGTAGCAACCGATTTTGGAAGTACTAGCGATTGTTACGCGATGGCTAACGGCGTATTTTCTCAGCAACCAAATATTCTTGCAGGCAACGGGTATTTAGTAGTTATTCCGTTAATTGTTGAAGTGCAAACTTTATCATTTTTGGGTGTAGCGGCAAGCGGTACGTTCGTACTAAATTTTGACGGCGACGCAACAGCGGCAATTAACTGGGATGATACAGCCTCTCAAATTCAAGTTAAGGTTAGAACACTAGCGGGACTAGAAGACGCGGTTGTTACTGGGAGTATCGCATCTCTACTAGTAACTATTACGTTCAACGGTTATTCCGGGAATGCTGCAATCACTACAATTAGCGCGAATAGCCTTCAGACGGTTGGTTTAACGGCGGTTACTGTTACGCCTGCTCAATTGACGGCAGGGGAAACTTTTGCCGCTGCAGTTACTAGAACGGTGGGACTTGTACAGTATTTCGGTCTGATGACAACGAGCGTTTTAGATCAAACAGCAACACTTGCCGTTGCGGCAGTAGTTCAAGCGTTACTTAAAATTGTTTTTTTAGTTCAGAGAAATTCTGCATCGGTTAATTCAGGTGGAATTTTAGATCTCCTTACAACCGGCGGATTCTCTCGTAGTCGTGGGCTTTACTACGGCGAGGATACCGATCAGGAAGCACTCGTTATGCAAGCATCTTACGCAGGGCGCGCGCTGTCTACAAATTTTGAGGGTAGCAACACAACGTCCACGATGCATTTAAAAGATTTAATTGGGGTTCAGCCCGATCCATCCATGACAGAAACTCTTTTAAATCTATGTCAAGATGCAGGAGCTGACGTATACGCAAGCTTTCAGGGCGTAAGCAAAGTTTTTACAAGCGGGGAAAATTCTTTCTTCGACCAGGTATATAATTTAATTGCTTACTTAGGAGACCTTCAGATTGCAGCGTTTAACTATCTCGCGCAGAGTTCCACGAAGGTACCGCAAACCGAAAATGGTATGGATGGATTTAAAGGTTCTCAACGTAAAGTGTGCGAGCAGTACGTTTCGAATCAATACCTCGCGCCCGGCGTATGGAATAGTTCCACTACTTTTGGCAATCAATCTGACTTCCTAGCGAATATTAAACAGGTAGGTTATTACATCTATTCTGCTCCTATCGCGAAGCAATCTCAAACTCAGAGAGAGGCAAGAATAGCTCCTCTTTGCCAGATTGCAGCTAAGGAAGCCGGTGCTATTCAAAGTGCAAATATTATAATCTACATCAACGCGTAATAAACTTTTAGGGAGGATATAAATATGTCAACAGTGGCAATGTCAGGGGCAGATACAATAAATTTAAATAACCGAGTATTTACTGATTTGGCGGATGGGGACGCGGTAGTTCTAACTTTCCCGAACGATATCGCTAATGTTAAAACCGGAAAAAATGGAAATTCTATTTACGGTTTAAATGAAAGCGGCAAGCAATGTGAAATAAAATTAAGACTTATTAGGGGCTCTTCTGATGATAAGTTTTTAAATAGTTTATTAGCTCAACAACAATCAAACTTTTCAGGTTTTGTTTTGATGATTGGGGAATTTATTAAAAAATTAGGTGACGGGGCCGGTAATGTTGCAAGCGATACTTACATTACGAGCGGCGGAGTTTTCACTAAGCAGGTCGAAGCTAAAATGAATGTAGAGGGTGACACAGATCAGAGTGTTTCCGTGTATACTATTAAATTTAGCAATGGGCCGCGCGTGATCACATGATCATTGATTTACCAAGCGGAGCTAAACTTGATACCAAGATCGCTCCTTTTGAGGATTCCAAAAATCTTTGGCAGGCTTTATTAGAAGAGGCCAAGACTTTAAAAATAAACTCAAATGATCCGATGGAAGACTTAACTCTATTAAAAGATATTTTCTGCATGGGGTTATCCTCTAAAAAAATAGAGGCCATGCTTTGGAAATGCATTGAGCGTTCAACTTATAACTCAATGAAAATTGACAGAGAAACATTTGAACCCGTGGATGCAAGACAAGATTACGCCATTGTTTGCTTTGAAGTCGCGAGGGAAAACATTCTGCCTTTTACGAAATCCCTTACGCAGAAGTACTCACAAATACTCGCGATGATGAAAAGTTCCCTAAAGTAAGGGTAGAGGACAAAGTTTTACTGGTTCATTTTCGTTTAGTAAAAGCTGGTTACGGATCATTAAACGAGGTTAGAGAAATGGACGCACGGACAGTAATTCAAGCTTTAAACTACGAAAACTTCCTATCTAAATTTGAAAGAGCCTATTTCGAGGTGAATAAATGACGGGTGCTATTGCCGAATTATTTATCACGCTTGGAATAAAAGGCGCTGACGATACTTCTAAAAAAGTAAGCGCCGTAAGTACCTCTATGGAGGGCGTTAAGTCGACGAGTCTAGCCGCCAAAGCTGCGGTTCTTGGCGTTATGTATGCGCTAGAACGAATGACTATTGCATCAGCTGATAAAGGAATGGGCCTAAAAAGATTCTCAGACTTGACTGGACTCTCGCTAGATTCACTTCAGCGTTGGACCTACATGGCCGAGATGGCGGGCGAATCTGCGGATTCAATGAGCGGATCTATAAAGTCGGTTCAAGGTGCAATGGCAAAAATGAGTTTAGGCATGGGCGCGCCAGGTGGCCTTGCCGAAGTTGCACGCGTTACAGGCGCGATTGATGAGACGAAATTAAAAGACACGTTCTATATGATGGGTAAACTTCGTGAGTATGCCCGTAAGGAAAAAAATATAGGCAAACGAAATGAGATGCTCGCTACATTTGGGATTGGTCCGGAGACTATCGCCACGCTTGTATCATCTAGAATTGAATTAGAAAAAATAAGCAAATCAAATATTTTATCCGGTGGTCAGATTCAAAATCTTACTAAGATAAAAGAAGAATGGTTAAAATTTTACAAGGCGCTAGAAATGACAAGAGACGCGCTTGTATCAGAATTCGGTATGACCGGAGTTAAAAAACTTAGAGAAGGTTTTTTATTTTTAAAAGACGTTGTTAAAAACATATCACGACTAATAAAAGATGCTCCTATTTTGGGCTCGGTTCTTGCGGCGGCAGGTATTGTTATTACTGCAGCATGGGCACCATGGCTTGCTGGAATATTATTAGCGGCGGCAGCATTGAATAAAATTCAACAGCTAAGAGAGCAACTTGCCCCAACCGAACAAGAAAAAGGTAAATGGTATGGGCCACAAGAGAAAAAAGAGGATAACTGGCTTGAAAAAATTGTGCGCGGGTTAGTAGGAACTCCAAATCCAGATATGTTTATTAAAGAATCTAATAGAGTAACTAAAAATCCTACTGATTTATTTACTAAAGAATCTAATAACGTAATCCCATTCCCTGCTCGCGTTCCAAGAAATCAAGGCAACACTTCGAATAATACGGTTAACCAAACCAATATGATTTACGGTGTGCCGGGCGCTAACGATGCGCTTAGCGAATTAAAAAAGCAAACATCAGACGCGGTTAATACTTCACCCACGGCAGCGAGGGATAACTAATGCCTTATTTATCTCAGCTTTCAAATTTCACTACTACTGCGCTGTCTCTTTCCAATCTTATTTTAGTTAGTCCCAATGAGGATTCTGGCTATCAACCTCAGAATGCCCCAACTAACAACGGCACGCAGTCACGCCAACCCGCTACTATTTTATTTAACTATGAAGGCGAGCAAACCGTAACATTGGAAAGTGATATAACGGACCACTACGTTGAGGATAATTCAGCTGTACAGGATCAAATAGCACTAAAACCAATCCTAGTAACTACCCAAGGATTTATAGGGGAACTAAATGACGTGGTACCTTCTATATTAGCTCCTATTAAATTTATTGCAGATAAACTTATTACGGTTAGCGCATTCGTTCCGCAACTTTCAACTACTGCACTCATCGCATATAACGAAGCAAAGCTATTATACGATATTGCGGGGACAGCTATTGATTCTGCCGTTTCAATATGGAATACCGTTACGGGTGGATCGCAACAAACTAAGCAGCAAAAATATTTTTCTTTGTTCAAGGGATATTTTAGTAAACGTACTCTTTTTACCGTTCAAACTCCATGGGCTAAGTTTGATAACATGGCAATTAAAACTTTAAGAGCTATTCAAGACGCCGAAACTAGAATGGTTACGGATTTTGAAATAACTTTTAAACAAATTCAGTACGCAAATACCTATCTAACACTTCGTGCGAATTCTGCTTTCTTACAGGGCAGGGCATCAGCTCAAGGCGCACTGTTAAATGATTTAGGTATCAGCACGCCGCCGGTATCGTCTCAAAGTTTCTTGGGTAATGTTGGCGGTATAGCATGAATCAAATTTCTCAAATTACAAATGACCCATTACAGAGGCAAACTCTAATACTACCTAACGGGACTTCGTTAATTATAACGATGAAATTTGTTCCGATGCAGTACGGATGGTTCTTTGATTCAATACAGTATCAGGATTTTTTACTATACGGACTTAGAATTTGCATCAGCCCCAATATGCTATATCAATACAGAAATCAAATACCTTTCGGTTTGGCCTGTTTTTCTAAGGCGAGCCGAGAGCCATCTCAGCAATATGATTTCTCATCTCAGAATGCCGAAATATTCATTCTGACTGAGTCGGAAGTTGACGCTTACGCGGGGCTGTTAAGTGGACAAGTTTAACAGAAATTATTACCTACTCATTGAGGAAGCTTCAAAGAGCGGGACCTATATAAATATACGCCCGCCATTTAGTTTAGAGTTTGATATACAGAGGAATGATCTAAGTTCGGTCAATGTTGCCTCTTTTAGGATTTACAATTTAAGTGAAAAAAGAAGAGACAATATTTTTAAAGATCAATGGAATTATAGCGGGCCTAGACTTATAATTTTTGCAGCAGGATATGGTAAGGATACAAGCCTTGTTCAACAGGTAGATATAAACCGATTGGGATTACCTGTTATTTTTAAAGGAATAATGGATAGAGCATGGTCCGTACGCGAGGGAGTTGATTTTATAACTCAGGTAGAATCTTACGACGGTGGGCAGGGATATACTCAGGTTTCAGATAAAGAAAATATTCAAAAAAATATTCAATTCAAGTCAGGGACTTCATGCCAAGAAATAATTGAACAACTAATGCGCTCGCTTGAACCTTATGGAATAGCTTTTGGCGCTATCGGTGATTTTTCTTCATTGGGAAATATTTCAAAGGGAGTTTCTTATAATGGAAGCATTATAGGTAATATAAATGAAATGACTGGGAATTGCTTTTTTATAGATCAACAAAAATCATACTGCCTCAAGGATACAGAACAACTAGGAACTAAAACACTCCCTGTTTTAAATATAACAAGCGAGAGCGGCCTTATTGGAACACCTATAAAACAACAAACAAAAATTACCTTAGAAATGATTTTTGAGCCAAGCGCAAACATGTTACAGCAAGTTAATTTAGATACTCAAACATTTAAAAAGTTAAATGGATCATATAAAATAGTTTCGGTTCAGCATAAGGGCATGATTTCAGAGGTAGTATGCGGTAGCGCCACTACC